CTTGCAGCAAAGGTTGCAAGAGGAGAAGATAATTATATGACTGAATTTTTTGATAGACAGGAGGCTTATGAATGATTAGTTTGTTTTTCTTAATTCCAGCATTTATTACGGGATATATAGCATGTTATTTTGTTATGACATATAAGGTTAATCAAAATTAAACCTTCTGCATACATCTTTGACGTAGACGGAACACTTGCTAATGTAGATCCCTACCTCCACTATGTTCGTGGCTCTAATAGGGACTACAACGCCTTTCATGAGGCTTCTATAGATGCCCTTCCAAATATAGAAGTTGTTCAGATGCTAAATAATGCTGTTTCTGATCAGCATGCCATCTTGATTGTTACATCTCGTAAAGAAAAATATCGTGGACTAACCTCTATGTGGCTTGCAAAAAATAATATTAGGTCTCATGCTTTATTTATGAGGGCAGATGATGATAGCAGACCAGACTACGAAGCAAAGAAAGATATGCTTGATAAGATTAATGTACTATGGGATGTTTTGCATGCCGTAGATGACAATCCAAATGTAATTAAATTGTGGGAAGATCATGGAATCCTTACAACAAAAATTGGAACATGGGATGGAAACAAATCTTGACACACAAATCTCGATATGGTATGATTAGTTTATGAGCAAACGAGTTAAGAAGATTTATAAGTGCGTTGAGTGTGAGACTATGATTACGATTGTAACAAAGGTTCACGAACTACCAGAATCAATCATTTGTCCTTGTGACAAAGTAGCAGAAAGCCAGTGATCTAATGAAAAAGTCAAACAATAAAGTATCTCAGCACAAGATCAAAAGAGCAGTTAAAAATAAGAAAAGAATACAGGCCAAACCATACCTATCAAAGTTTGAGCAGCAACAAAAAAGAATAAGAGAAGAAATTATTCTTGGATCATTACGCTCAGTCCCTAACTAGAACTGGAGATATTGTGGTAGATCAAGACGAAGTAAATAAAATATCAAAAGAAATAAAGCGTTACATTATTAGGCAACACATGAAAACATACTATCATTCTACTATTGGGATTTTATGCTTTCTTCTTGGCACATTTTTTGGCTTACTAATTAAATAAGTCCTAGCACCAGTAGCCAAGTTGGTTAAGGCACCGAACTCATAATTCGGCTATTCGTAGGTTCAAGTCCTACCTGGTGTACAAGGCGAGTGTTGCATAATGGTAGTGCATCATCCTTCCAAGTTGATTGTGCCAGTTCGATTCTGGTCACTCGCTCCAAGTTTGACAAATTTGTTTCGTCAGTGTATACTTAATATATGATCGATAAAGTTGATAAAGTTGTGCCTCATTTACTTACATACCCTAGAAGCGGATCTCATTATTTTGATGACATGCTGTATGAAAAAGAAAAAATTCATTTTACCAACTCTCACTATATAGAAAAAATATTTGACAAAAACAATAATAAGATAAGAAAAGTTGTAACGATATCAAGAGACCCAATTGACTCTATATCCTCCTATCTGGCATTATATAATGGCTATGGTTTGCATCCTGATGGACATGATTTTGTTGTTGAAGAAAAGATAACAGAGTATATATTGATGTATTCTTTTTTATGTGAACACGCAGACTATATTGTAGACTTTAATGATCTTATAACATATCCAAAACCTGTAATAGAAAAAATATTAAATTTATTAAACATAGATAAGAATAAATATGGTGCTTTTAATACAGACATTATTCCAAAACATGAAGCATTTGTTCCATCAAGCAAGTCTTTGCCAAAATATAATAAATACATATTAGATAATTTTGACTTTGAATTATGTTATTATTACTACTACAAACTTTTAGAAAAGAAAATTATAATTTAATCTTAGTTAAAACCTTACATACCTCTGTAGTTCAGTGGACAGAACGATGGACTTCTAAGCCATGCGTCGCAAGTTCGATTCTTGCCAGGGGTACTTTACTTTTTAGGATGCTTTACTTCGTACGGTGCAATCTTAGACTTAATGCGACCATCTTTGTATAGTCTAACAATCCAACCATCTTTAATCTGAATAGGATTAAACGCTGATGCTTTTTTCTTTGGCATTAGATAGTGTGTCTTTCTCTTTGAACCTTTGTGTGATCTTTTCCAAAATCAGCAAACAAACCTTTATCTCTTTCACGATTAGCAATTCCTCGTGACCAAGAGTATCCTGCATCTCCACCCCATGCAAGCCACATGATGTATCCGTTAGATGGGTTTGCTGAGTTGCCCCAGTCCTTACCCTTCTTGTCTACTTCATGGCGTGAGAAGTATGAGTACATTCTCTTAACAGTACTGAGAGAGATTGATTCTCCTCTTGCTAACTGCCCTGCACGAGTCCAACCTACAGATGTTCCAGCACCATTTGCTTTTCCATCTTCCTTAAACTTAATTGCTCTACGAGCAGCAGATCTTGCTCCTGCTGGTGGTGAGTATCCTTCAGCCTTTGACACTGAATCTTCATCATATTCTACTGTGTCATCATCTTCAAATAGATCATCTGCTTTTGCAGCAGGTACACAATTAGGAACTGGCTTACCATTTTCTCCTGGCTTCATTCCACGCTGCACATAACCATCCCAACAAGGTGCTTGCTTACTTACATTACCACAGCAATCTGATTTCATTTCTCCAGCCTGACACTGAGGACACTCTTCGCATGTTACATTTAATTCTTTGCACATAGGGCATCCGCAACCTTCGTATGCTTTGCTAATTGATTTTCCAATTGATGAGTCATACATTGCCATAGCAACTTCTGAATCCATTGTGTGATTATCCATATCTGCTTTTTCAGCATCCTTGTACATCATGCCAATACTGTATGCTGTTGGCTTCCATGTACCGTTTTCTTCTTTGTGTATTCTAACTGACATTGCTGGATTTTCTGGTGGCATTGAAACCAAAGCATATTCTGATCCAGGTGTACCAAGTATCCCACCCTCAGTCATGATGTGCTCTATAACACCATGTACAACCCCCTCAGAGGTTGATCCCATGACAAAGTCGCCTTCTTTTAACATGTAATAATTATACCATGTATTAAAACTAAGCCTGAAGGATATCTGGGTCGTCAGAAAAGGCTATGCTTGCAGAGTGTCTTGGGCACATGGACTCAACACTATGCGTAACACCCTTTGGTATATAGGCTGCGTCTCCCTCACTCAATAATACTTCGTAGTTTAACTCTTGATTGTCATGAAAAACTTTCCATAGGCTTTGTCCACTACCCTGAATAAAAAGTCTGTCTTGTGCGTCTGAGTGGATTGCTGGACTCCAAGCCTCTCTTGGCCATCCATCTATTCCATTATCTTTTATTTTAAGTTCTTCTGGAATTTTTTTAGAATTATCTTCAACAAATTTTGAAAAAAGGCTTACTAAGTTTTTGTCTATCATTACATTATTATTTCTATTCAGAAAATGAATAATCATCATTGAAAAAAGAACACGGCCTTTATGATATGAGGAAAAATTGGATATTGCTTTTTGGTAGTGCTGTAAAACCCGAATATCTTCCTCAATAACCATGGTACTAAAGGAGTTATATACTACAGTTTTAGTTAGTTTTGCACTATCATAGAAGTTGTTTATTTCTTTCCAAGAAGGCCCTTCATGGAAATTTTTTACAACATGTAGCCTTCTTTGCTTTGTGGCTAATATTAGGTCTTCTTTTGTCATTAAGGTCATATAAAATTATAGCACATAACTAGCCAATCAAGCGATTGTGAGTCCTAATCCTGTGGCAGTTAGCACAAACCACCTCACACTTTTCGATCTCTTTTTTGATAGCCCTCCAGGAAAAACCATCATGGATCATTCTGGATACATTGTATTTCTTGTCTCGTATGTGGTCAAAGTCTAAGATTATATGGTTACCAATACCACAGTCTACACAGCCAGAATCCTCTTTTATCTTAGCAAGCATCTTTTTATACTGCTGCTTGTTATAGGTGTCCAACTCTTTGTCAGTCATTGTTATCATTATACCGTGAAAATATTAAGGCCCCACACAGGCAATTCACCTGACTTGCGCCACGGTATCTATCCAATGGGTAACTAATCCATCACTAAGGTCCTGTGTGGGACAATTAAATTGTAGCATGATAAATGAGCAGTTTATAGACGACTGCTCAGGTCTATTAGCCACTGAATTACCATGCTAACTCTCCGCTGGGGAGCATCCGTTATAAAACCTTTTAAAGTCTCAAGCGGAATAGTATATATTATACTATATCTTTGTCTGATATACTTGTAGGTATGATAAACAGAAAATGGTCTAGTGGAAAAGAAATAGTGGATCCTATGGGCTATCATGAAGAAAAAATATACGGCGAACACGAAATTGAACAAGCAAGACAGATATCTCAGGATCAGTTAAATAATGCAAAAATATTTACTTCAAAATATGAGTACGCAAAAACTTTAAATAAAAACATTTCATATTTAGAAATAGGTGTTGGATGGGGGGAGTCTGCTCAGATGTTTATAAATGAGACAAACGCTGTAAGTGCAGACCTTGTAGACTTCTACGACAATGCTGCTGGAGTTAGACATCCAGGTGGTAACGCCCCAGAGGATAGTTCAATAACACATGAGCAACATATAAAAAACAAATTTTCTTACCATCCTAACGTAAATACCATAAAGGGGAATGGATACGATGTGGTGCCTAATTTAGATAAAAAATATGATCTTATTCTTTTAGACATAGGAAGAGAAAGGCTCATGATAAGAAAACTTATATCAGACTCTTCTAAATTAACCAATGTCGGCGGGGTTATAGGGCTAACTTCTTATATAAACTATGACAGCATTATGTATGAAGGCCATGTAGGAATATTCCAAAGCGTAAACGAGTTTTTACATTTTAACAAAAACTGGTCTGTTGATGCTATGGTATTACATGATCTTGGATTGCATGATATATATATTAAAAGAAATTTATAACAAAAGATCTTGGCATAGAAAAGCAGGCCTGCAAAATAACAAGCCTGCTGATCTATAGCAAAATTACTTTACTTGCTGAGTCTTTCCTCCGCCAGATGACTTCTTTGCAGGAGCCTTCTTAGCAGCCTTCTTGACTACCTTAGCAGATCTAACTGCCTTGTCTACCTCATCAACTGAAGGCATCTTTCCAAATGCCAAGTCATTAGGGTTTGCTGCTCTCAATGCTACGGGGATTAGTGCTCCAAGTAGTGAGTATGCTAGTGTCTGTGGATCTGTAACTCCAGAAGCATACATTGCTGTTGCTGCTCCAAGTACTGATCTTCCGTATGACGCCAGTGCGTTTTTGATT